TGCTAACGTCGTGCGTAAGCACGCTGGCGCGATAGCGCCTCGGAGTGAGCGACGGTGAACGGAGTGAGTGCCTGTGGCACGAATAGCGTAAGCAACTCCCCCGTGGAGCGGCATGTGCGCAAGCACGTGCCGAGCTTAATTACTATACTCTGGAACTCCAGAGGTATATAATTCTTATACTTCCATGAAAAACTCTGGAAGTATAGAAATCCAGAAGTCTAAAAAAACTCTGGAAGTATAAGAATTCCGAGAAAAGCCCTGGTCTATTATTACCCAGGGCGGATCTGTGTAAATTTATTTTATTACGTATAAAATATATGTTACACAACGAGGCTACAGGAACTGTATGTGCATACACTCGTGACGGCTCCGGCGACGTCCTTATCGGTGGTAAACGATACCCAACATCCGGTGATATAACGGAAAAGCAAATGCTTATGTTGGTACGATACGGGTCTTTTCGGGAAGACAAGAAAGGTATGTATATCTTTCTTCATGATCACCTTATACCTTCTGAGTATAAGCGTGTCATCGCTATTGATATGTCCAATAGCGATAATCGGGCATTGTATGATCGATTATATGGCCCTGATGTTAGTGTTCCAGAAGTCCCATTGGACGATGAAACCAGGGCTGCTATTAACCGTAATAGGATTTTGGAAAAGATCTCGCAACCTTCTAAGGTTGAACCTACAGTTGTAACTGCATTACCAGTTACAAAACCCGGTGATCCTGGTGTTGACTATGCTCAGTCGGCACCACAGACTAGGTCTAGAGGATGGGTTTTTACTATCAATAATCATACTGATGATGATATTGATGCTCTTCTTGATATTACAGACCATAGGTATCTATGTTTTGGTTTCGAAATAGGTGCTAATGGCACACCCCATATACAGGGGTATGTCTATTTTGATAACGCGATTACGCGTAGTGCTCTCAGTAAGAGATTACCGCGTGCTTGGATTTGTGCCCAAAAAGGGTCTAACAAACAAGCTATTGATTATGTCAAGAAGGCAAAGTCAAAGGTTAATCCCGATGATTGGTATGAGTTTGGTGACATGCCTGAGCAAGGCGTTGTGTCATTTGAGAAGATTGTTGAAGTGATGCAAAATCCCGAGACAAACTTTCATTTGTATAATCAGTATCGTAAGTCATATAAGGATTACGTATCTTCCATACCAAAGACACACGATCCAGTTCTTTACACATGCAGTAAAGACGATCTATACTCCATTGCCGGCTATTTTAAGAAGAACGGAATGGACGTATCTATGCCATTATCTGAATATGATGGCGAGGAGGTTGATTTCATATCATTCAAAGATCCTGATTCCACTTTGCTAAAGCGAGTTCACGAATGGATTCATGGATTTCCTCCAAAGGTCAAAAATGGTTATGAACGTCATGTTTATAATCCACACATAGTGGTTTTTGTTTGTTCTTTTAAGGATGATGTATCAGACATTGACAGGGTCATGGATATGTCTGTGGAACATATAACTTTTAAGTCTTTAGTTTCTACACTCACTATTGATGATGTGTCAAAAAAGTTAGATCTATAAAAATATCTTTTGTATATTTATAGATAATGCCTTATTACCGTGTGTCAAAGACCCGTAAGTATGCACGCCAAACTTCGTCGAAGACAGCTCGTAAACCATATGCTCGTCGAGTATATGGAGATGGTAACTATTTTACCGAAAAAGTATGGCCAAAGGCCAGACCCTATCTTAAAAAGATGGGTAGAGCTGCCGTGACTACTGGTCTCGGTGCCATCCCAGGAGTAGGTGGAGTGGCATCTACGATTGGAGGTATGTTGTGGGACAAACTAATCGGACAAGGAGCATATGCTCCTATGAACTTCCAAGTGAAGAATAATTCTTTTATGAAAGAGATTACCGCGAATGGCCCGCCACAAATGTGGGTTAATAACCAACAGGCATTCGTGTTCCGACATCGTGAATATATCCAAGATATAGTTTCTTCTTCAAGTGCAGGCGCCTTTAAGATAGAATCATTTTCGATTCAACCAGGGTCGTCAGACACATTCCCATGGTTGGCTGAAATAGCTAAGAACTTCCAGCAATACAGGATTGATGGAATGTTATTTGAGTTTGTTAGTACTTCAGGTGATGCTGTAGCTTCTAACAATACAGCATTGGGTACTGTTATTGCCACAACTAATTACAATGCCGGTGATAACACATTTGCTAGTAAGCAGCAAATGATGGCGACTGAGTTTTGTAGTGTTGGTAAGCCTTCGTGCTCTATTTTACATCCGATAGAATGTAAACCATCACTTACATCGGTCGATAATCTTTATGTTCGAGGTGGTGAATTACCTCCCGATCAGGACATAAGATTGTACGATTTGGGTAACTTCCAAATCGCAACACAAGGTATGCAGGCTGCATCTGTGTCTTTGGGTGAGTTATGGTGTACTTACCAAATCACATTTATGAAACCTATTATAAATCCAGATACATCAGTATTGGCTGATTCATATTTATCTTTCAAGTCTTCAACTGTTAACGGTGAAAATCCTTTCGGTACTTCTTTGTCTCCAGCTAATGGTTCCAATATCGATGTCCAACTTGATCCATCTGAGACAGAAGATAGAGTGACTATTGAACTTCCTAGTGCTCAAGCTGGTGAGTCTTATCTCATGCAGTGTCAATGGATTGGTAGCTCCACTGCTTCTGTACAAGCACCTACCTTACTAACACCTCAGAAGACAGAGGTGTATGACATTTACCAGAACTACTCGACGCCGACTGCTGGCAACCAATCAGGTCTCACTACCACTACCCTTAACTTTATTGGTGCTTTTAAGGTCGTTGAGTCATCAGTCCCAGGTAGTTATGCTCAAGTTCGTATCGGAACATATCAGCTACCAGGTTCCATCACTAGCATGACTCTTTTGATCACTCGTATCAATCCTAATCTCACACAACCAGCTTTCGAACTCTTCGACAAGAAGAAGGAGTTAACTCCCAAGGAGAAGGAACAGCAATTTGTTCAGGAGTTTAACAAATTAAAGAGCAAGTACGGAATCGTATACGATCCATTAGGAGTGGAGGATTCTGGTACAGATGACGATGAACCGGAACCTGTTAAGCCGGTTCTTCCTCGAAAGAAGTAAGACTATGATATATGAATGCATGCATATGCATTAATATATCCCAACTTCCCATAAAACAGGGAAGTAACTGTCACCAACGGGCAGGGACCCGTTGACAAGCGCGAAGCGCGCTCGGCCCAGTGCTAACGTACCCACGAAGGTGGGGGGAGTGAGCGACGGCGAACGGTTGGAGTGCGTAAGCACGATATGCCTAGTGCTAACGTCGTGCGTAAGCACGCTGGCGCGATAGCGCCT